ATATAGGATTTTATGACAAAATTTATACTAGTTCTCCATATGTGCAGTATGTTAAGTGGCCAGTGTCCATCATCACACGTACCTGGTTTTTCGTTTGAAACACATGCAGCATGCACAGAATATGGTTATAGAGTAGCTCATGGCACTTTTAAATCATTAGAAGAAGATCAAGAATTAAATCAAGAATACATAGAAAATAGCAGAATTGTTGTAAAATTTGAATGTAGACCTGTCAAAGTTCCTAAACCTAAAAAAACCCCTGCATAGTTGCATTTATATCACATAATGATATATAATATTACATGAAGCTATATCGCGTCCAAGCAAAATATAAAAACATATTACTTGATGAGATGCTTGAGGCTAAGAACGATAAGGCTGCTCTTGACACGTTTCAGAAGAAAGTTGAGTCAGGAGATGTAACAGAGAAGGATGCTGGTGGTTGGTTAAATCCAGATATTCTTTTTATAACTTTCGAGGAGGTTGACCGAGATGCAACTACAAAAGTTAATATCGGAGAAACTTCAGTTGGAGTCCAAGTGGGCAACGGAGGCATTAGCTCAGGGTAGAGTGACTCCTGATATGAAGTGGATCGATATCAAGATCAAAAATCTAAAAACAAAGATTAATGATCAAAGTGTCGAAGACGCACAAAAAGGTCTTTTTGATATAGCTAGTTAAACTAGCAAAAAAAATCAATTTAAACTGTAAGGCTTCTGCGCTCTAAATTTTCCTGAAAAGCATTCAGTGTCGCATCTAGAATAGAACCCCTGCTACAGGTGATCGTCTACTATTCAATAAAATAAAAAATCAAAAAAACGTCCATGGTATAATAGGGTATAAATAAAAAAGGAGAGCAAATGTACTATTGGAATCAACAACGATTAAAAGAACTAAAAGAGAAGGGTTATAAATTAAAGTTTTATAATTATGATCCTAGATTTAAAGAAAAGACCATAGAGGAAATAGAGGAAGAGGATACTAAAAAAGAATAATTATTCTTTAGCTTCACCCCAACTTCTGCCTAAGGCAACATCGACTTTAAATGGAACTTTTAAATCTTCGATTGCATTTTCCATTATTTGTTTGACTGAGTTAATATCCTTTTCTGAATTAATAGAAAAACATAATTCATCATGAATTTGTAATAAAGGTTCAAAACCATTTTTACTACAATTTATCATGGCTTGTTTAGTTTGATCTGCTGCAGAACCCTGTATCAATCTATTTAAAGCTTTATAGGTAAAAGCCCTCCTGATGTTGTTACCATAAATTGCTTTAGCTTCTTCATATTGCATTGCCTTATTCATTCCAAAAGTAGCAGGTTCCCACATATCAAATCTGCATTTACGTCCTTTTATTGTTCTAATAAATCCATATTTAGAAGCACTGCCTGTTACAGCTTCAGCTAATCTTTTTACAAACGGAACTCTTGTGTGATATTTATTTAATAAATTTTCAGCAGCGTCTTTCGATATACCTAATTCTTTTGATAGTTTCGCTTTACCCATTCCATAAAATAATCCTAAGTTTATAGTTTTAGCTTGAGTTCTAGATATACCTGCCATATCAGCAACTATTTGATGAAAGTCTGCAGCTTCATTTTTGTAAGCTTCAATGAATTCATCAGCTCCACTAAAATCTTCATTTACACTTGCAGCGTAGTGGGCAACTAATCTTGGCTCCTGTTGGCTATAATCAAAACTACCCCATTGTTTACCTTCTTCAGGTAAAAAAAGACTTCGAATTTTATTTCCAAACTCTTTATTTCTAGCAGGTATTTGTTGTAAATTTGGATTTGAATAAGATAGTCTTCCTGAGACTGTGCCTCCTTGGTCACTTCTTAGTTGATTTATTTCAGAATGTATTCTACCTTTGTGAACAAATCTTTGAATGGAGTCTATGAATGTTGAATGGAATTTATTTATTTCTCTTGCTTCTCTTATTAGTTGCGCTATCGGGTTATTACAATTTACTAGCCAGTTTTGGGTAAAGCTAGGTTCTCCGGTTTTCGGTGTCCGTGGGTACTCCACACCTATTCTATCAAACACTTGAGCCACAGATCTTGCAGCCCATATGTCAGGTTTCAAAGTAGTTTGTTCTTTAATTTTTTTTAAAACTTGAAATTCTTTTTCTTTAAATTCTTTTTTTAACTTCTCTGCCTTAGCTTCATCTACTCTTATTCCTCGTCTTCTAGTTTCAATCAAGATAGGCAGCAGCTCCATCTCCATGTCCCAAACATCATTCAAACTTTGTTTACTTATTTCAGACTTAAATCTCTCCCATAATCTTAAAGTTAGACCTGCATCTTGCTCAGCATAAAAACCAACATATCCTGCAGGTAATTTCCAAAGGTCAGCCTTTGGGTCAATACCCCATTCTTTAGCTTTTTCATTTAAAAAAGTTTCGTTTTTTATTTCACCTAAATAATCCTTAGCGCATGCATTTAAACTAAAACTATATCTATTTTCATTTATCAACGCTGCAGCAATCATCGTATCTACAATTGGCCCATTAATTTCAAATCCATTTACTAACAACCAACCAATATCATAACTTGCATTGTGAAATATTTTTGTTGCTGGAGTTTTAAGAATACTTTGAAACCAAGCTGTTGTAATACCTAAATCCATATTACCACCTGCATCATGTTGAATAGGAAAATACCATTGTTGACCTAAGGCTGCAACGGCAAAACCAACGATAGCTCCATCAAAAGTAGCCCAACCTGATCCTTTTGTTTTCATGTTTGTATCTTTTGTTTCTAGGTCAATAGCAATTTCTTTTGCGTGTCTTAGATCAGGATATTCACTAGGACATACCCAATCACTATCATTGTAAATAAAATTTAATTGATGTGTCATCCTTCGAATTGAACGTTGTAAGCTATTGATACTCTTTCTACGTTGCTTTTAAACGGAAAAACCCAGTGTGTTAAACTTGCAGGAAAAACAAACATATCACCCTCTTCAGGAAAAAACTCAACACCAGTATGAAAAAAAGGTCTAGCCAATCCTGTAGAAAAAGTTAGAGCTCCAGGGCCTTTACTTTTCACACCTCTTTTGTGGTGATCTTCATTTTCTTTTTTTAATTCATTTGGTATTTTTAAAAAAATTACAGCTGAAAGGTCATCTGAATGCACGTGTGGTGGATTAAAATCACCTGCTTTCATAAAATTTACCCAAGCACTTTTAATTCTAAAATTTGGAAAACCCTGAGCATAAAAATGTTCCCAAGTTTTTGCATAATCAAAAAAATATTCATTCAATATACTATTTAATTTAAAAGCATCTATTCTAAATTCATCATCAATGTGTCCTGCTAAATCTTTAATATGAATTTTATCAGGATCTTTTTTACATAATTTTTCTATTTCAATTAAATCTTCTTGTTTCAAGTTGGTGTGGTAAAGTAATGGACCAAAATAATAAAATCTACTCATTTGTAAGCATCATCCTAACAATAGTTGTATATGGATTTATATCCATATCTCTTGCGCACCCACTCAGGGTCATAACAATAAAAATTATAAACATTATCCTCATCATTTTTTTTCATTGTTCCAAAATATTAATAGTAAAGTTATTACTCCAAATATAATTATCATTATTAAAATAAAACTTAGATAGTTCATCATTTCTTTTTTACATCTTTTAACTTTTTTATTTCTAATTCGCAATAATGTTTTATTTTTTCTAAATCCTCTATTCCATTTTTATGTTTATACCTGCAGACGTATTTTATAACGTTGCCCTGGAAGAATGATAAATCATTTTTCGCAATAAACTCATATGGTTGAATTTTAAAAAATTTGTAATGTGATCCTCCAACCTGACGATCCTGTGGAAATACATCATCGAACATATCTTTATTTGTCATAAACTAACTTCCTTCCTGCTAAATATTTTTTTAATTCTTTGTCCTGCACGTTATCAGGTATCTCATCTTTGTAAAATATTCTGTAGCTGTCACTGCCATACTTACCTATACCAAATAATTCTGTAGCATCCTTGCCATCCCATTCTAGAAAATCACAGGACATCCTCCATATCCTGTTTGCTCTGACATTCTTCATGCCCAGATCTTTCAGCATCTCTGCAATGGTATCTTTATCTGATAGTAATAGCTTCCACGCGTTGGGAAACCTCTCAAAGAATCCTGGCAATACTTTCTTTACCTTCTTACGACCCGTCTGATTGAGACAGATGACAGCCACCATGTGCTGCCACTCACCCTCTACCTGCTGCTGGACCATCAGATCATCTCTCATAATTTAAAAGATTGTAAAGTTTGTATTTTAGATTCTGCCTGAGCTATCTTATCAATTAATTTATCAACCTCTTCCAAATGCTGTGGATGTTCTCCGATGCCAACCGGTTTTTCTAAAAAGATTTTTAAAGTGGCTTCCGCTTCTGATATTTGTGCGTTGTATCTGTCTTCAAGCGCATCAAGTATTAATCGTCTAAACATAGTTTGCCTCATAAATTTTAAAATATTTACCTAAAGGGAAGTTATATTGATGATTAGTACCTAGCAAGTGTAAATTTTGTTTGCATCTAGTAACGCCTGTGTACCAAACTCTAAGTTCTTTTACTTTTTCTGTTAAATTTTTTTTATCAAAATGTGAAGGAAAATTACATTTACTGGCTAATACTACATTATCAGCTTCACCACCTTTAACTTGATGTATTGTATCAATAATAATATTTGGTGGTTGTGTTAAATCCACACCTTCTTTCATTAATTTATTAAAGTATTGTTTATCTTTATCTTTAAATTTTCTCTTAAACACTTGATTCCAAGGACCTTTTTCGTCTCGCATACCACACCTTAAGTGTAATTCATCAAAAGTAAAGACTTGATTTGGGTGTGCAAAAGACCATTTTTTGCTGTCCTGTGACCGGTATCCGTGGTCAATATTTAATAAATATTCATACATAATGCATGCTTCCTCTCGAGATATAGAACCTCCCTCACAAATTTTTTCCCACAATTGTATTGCCATGAACTGATTCGGATCAAAAGATTTATTATTTTTTTGATCTTGATAATATAAACCAAGATTTTTTGCCTCCTGCTGCAGCTCTTTCTTTACATCGTTAATTCTAGCAAGAACCATCCAGCTTCCCTCTAAATCCCAAGGAACTTTTTTTAATCCATTCCATCTTTGAATAGATCCTTTTTTACCATTAGAATAAAATTCTTTTTCTATTCTGTTACTACCCATAGAATTTAAAATACAGTTAGAAAAAAAATGTATATTTTTATTTAATCTTACAGATTTTTTTAACACCAAAGATTTACCTGGAAAAGTTTGAAATAGATTAACGTCAGCTCCATTCCACTCGTAAATGGCCTGATCATCATCTCCAGCAATATAAACTCTATCAACTCCCTCTGCCATCTTAACCACCATATCCCATTGTAAAGGTGTTAAATCTTGTGCTTCATCAACCATTAAAACTTTAAAAGGTAGTATTAATCCATCATCTACAAACTTTTGCACCATGTCTGTAAAATCTAACCTGTCCGGTGTCCGCTGTCCGTTCTCCAGTTCCATTGTTTTAAATTCTTCGTAACCATTGATAATTGATTTGAATTGCTGCAACCTTACAGCTTTTCTAGATTGTTGTTTGTAAAGCCACACAGGATCTACTTTCATGTTTCTTGCCCTGTCATATATTTGTAAGGACCAATTGTTGTAAACCTTTTGATCATCATGGCCGTCTTTGTAATTAACTTTTACTGTTCCGTATTGTGTATGAAACATAAGCATATCTGCTTTTGGATCTAATACGGGAATCTCAGCAAACTGTTGTCGGGCCAAAGAATGTAGTGTTCGAAAATATTTAAAATCATCTTCATCATATTCTTTAAATCTTTTTCTAACTCTTGCAACACATTCATTTACAGCTTTGTTTGTAAAAGACACATAACAAATCTCATCAGGAGAATAACCTTGTCGTAAATAACGTTGCACACGTTTTAATAAGTTTTCTGTTTTACCTGTACCTGGAGGACCAAATATTTTAATTGTCTTCCCACGCAGCCTTCGGTTTAGTGAATTTGACATTTTTATTTTTATGCTCCATTTGTTGTGGTAAAGGCACGATCCAATGTCGGCTTTGTATACCTTTGAATTTTGCTTTTGGTTTTGCGCCACCCTGTTCTAAAAATCTTGTGCATTCTTTTTCATTCCAATTGTAACCCATTTTTTTCATAAAAGATCTAAAAGTCTCAAGTTTAAATCTCATTTCATTTTCATCACGCCAAATATTTCCTGAATCTATTTGATCAAATTCTGTGGTGTCTTCAACATCTTCTAAAAATCTTGACATTCTAGAATTAAAAACGTCACTTCCTTCTTCTGTTGCATCAAATCCTTCCATATCTTGTTTGTTTGCCATAAGATCATCTAACCAATCTCTGTACGGATCAGGATCTCTTTTTGTTGGTTTTAATGGTCTCCACACAATATCATAATTTAATAATTGTTCTCCCAACAACTGTTGTTGGTATAATTGTTTTGTTGATAATCTTATAGATTTACCTTGAATAGGTAAAATCCAATATGGTTCAGGATATGAATTTACTTTTATGAGTTTACCTACCTCAGGTAAAGCTTCATTAGCTCCAATCCCAAGCTTACGCTTAACGCATTCAGATGATACACAGTGCATTCTAGCGATTGATGTTTTACATTTGTACGCATATTCTTTGTTCTCAACACCTTTAAATATATTTTCTAATTCTTTTGGATGTAATCTTTCTTCACATACTTTACCCATCATATCTCTAGTCCAATCTTCATACATGACAGGATCAGGATTAATTTTTTTGGCTAAAACAGCTACGTTAAACATAGCATCATTCCGACCTTCGCCTTTCTTGACTTTGTTTTTCATAAAATTAACTACACAGGGTGGGTAGTCTTTTGTTTCATCATCTTGAAATATTTTTAATTTTTTAAACTCTGCAGGTTTAAGTCTAAACTTAGATATAAATTTATATAAATCTTTTATGTTTATAGAATTGCACTGATCATCCATTGCAACTCTAGTTGTCATATGTGCTTTTTGGTACGGTAAGTTTACAAAGTTACCTTTTCTTTTTTCATCCCAGTTTTCCGGTGTAAGATCTACTTCATCTTGCGCAGGAAAAATATCTGTAGTGGTATCATTGATACCTAGGTCGGAAGCTAATTCAATTAATTTTTTACGCATCGCAGATGCAGGAACTACACCTTCGATAAATAAAATTAAATGGAGTCCGTTGGATTTTGATCTGAATGGTACGAGTGGGTATTTTCTTTTCCGTATAATCGATATAATTTCCTGATGCTGTATATTATAACGATCAACATCGATGACCCCCCAACTGCATGTATTATCATCTCGAATGGGAACTGATCCATAGTAAGCTTCTCCTTTTAAATGTTGCAACCAATGATCTTTTGACATTGGAGAAGGTTCAACCCAATGTTTGAATTCTGCCTTACCTTTTGAGTTTTTCTTACCCGTGGGTTTGGATACACCAAAATATGTAGATGAGCCCTGGAAGAGTTCTACAAACTCCTCCAGGGTGTTGTCAAGTAGTTCCATATTAGAATGGAGTTTTTTCTACTTGTTCCTCTTTACCGTGGTTTACTCGAACAGCACCTTTTTTACAAGTTTCATAAAACTCAAAGGCTGCTTTAATTGTTTCTTCGCTCTCCACTTGTCCTATATGCTCAATCTCCCAACCGAACCAAGAACCTAAATTGTTCTTTTCTAGTACAGTTTTTAGAGAATACATTTGAGTAAATGGTGCAGGTTTGAAGAAACCCTTACCATCTTTTCTCTTTTGCCTTAAAGACATCATCATTGAATTCCACTTTTTAGATTTTTTTCTTTGAGTAGACTTCATAGTTATTAAGGCTGTTGATGATTTTTCTTCTTCAACAACCATTACATAGTGAGAAGCTGTCTCTTCTATGTAGTTACCATTCTCGAGTCGATCTTTACCGTCATCACCTCTTGTGGTTTTACTCATGATATCCGAATCAGCTGGGTAAACATTTACAGGAGCAACAGCACCTTTGTCTCTGTCTCTCCATTCAATGTACTCCAATTTATAATAGCAAGGGATTACATGAATTCCTTTTTGGCCATCATAAAGTTCGTCTGTCACTGTGTTGTAGATCATTCCTGCTCTAGCTTCTGCCATAAACTGACTATCACCTTGTGTTACTTGTGGTGAAAGCTGACCAAGAACTTTAAGAAATGGTAATGCTAAACTCTTA